CAGGTATTAAATTTATTGACACAGAATCATCAAACTGTATCGGTAATGTACTATTAAAAATGTTAGCATCAAATGTTGATGTGAAAGAGTAAACAATAACATTATTAATAGATATTGACCCACTAGTATCCGCCGCAGCACAATCACTCCAATTTCTTAAATTAATTGGGGCTCCACAATTTGTTTTAGGTGTTACCGGAATACTACCCTGACAATCAACGCAAGCAGTCGTACCATTAAATATTGTTCCAGAAATACTATCAAAGAAATTATAACTATAAGTGACACTACCACCATAAGTGTTTTGTAATTGAGTTAAATTAGTACCTATTTCAATTAATTCCCAACAAGTATTCCTAATCAACTCTAATATAACATCACCAACAACATTATTCGGAATCGCAGGAACTGTTTGGATTATAATATCACCATCATCTAAAATAGTACCACATAATTGATAAACATAATAAGATTGTTTAGTTGATGATGTTGGTGTCATAGTCATTGTTGGTGTTGGTGTCATTGTTTTTGTCGGTGTTACTGTAGGAGTCATTGTTGGTGTTTTAGTCGGTGTTGGCGTTTGAGTTGGTGTTTTAGTCGGTGTTTGAGATGGTGAAGCTCCCGGAGTTATTGTAGGTGTAGGTGTTTGAGTCATCGTTGGTGTCATCGTTGGTGTTGGTGTCATTGTAGGTGTTTGAGTTGGTGTAGGACTTGATTTAGGACAAACACAATTAATCCCATAATCAATTCTCATTTCCACTAAAACATTAGAATTATGTAATGATTCAGGGTCACAATTTGTTGTAACTGTAATAGAATTTGTAAGTGGGTCAATCACAACATTACCCGGACCAATTTGAGGACAAGATTCTATCAATGAAGTAATTGTTGAGAACCATAAACTATCCGCAGGATAATCATTTAATGTTGTTGCTGTATAAAATGTCGTCGAATTAACACAATCACCAATCGTAGTTTGAGCTAAAAATGTCGCACCTGTCAAGTCACAATTAGTATACCCCGGATATAATGATATTACTTCATCATAACCCTCATTTAAATATTGTTTAGGGCCTGAGTAAATTGTTATCGGCTCATTCAAGACTCCATCACAAACATTATAATATCCTACTTGATTTTGATATAAGTTAGCTCCTTTAATTGCCATCTTTTTAGATTTGGAACATCCTGAACTATCAACAATTCTAACAGAGTAATCCCCCACCGGTAAATCCGGTATTGTCATAACTGACGTTCCCACAGTATCACCATTAAAATATAACGTGAATGGCGGTGTTCCATTAGTAATGTAAGACGTAATTAAACCATCATTATTCTCTGAGTCAATACCTAATAAATGGAAATCAATCGTATTTGATTCATCTATGGTAAATGGTTGTATTTGTTTACAAAATAATGAATCTGTCACACTAGCAACATAATTACCACTAAACAAGTTATTAAAAGTATATGATGTTAACGAAATATTATTAACGGATTGCCCATCAATTTCGTACTTATATGGTGGTGTACCCCCACTTGTTATCACTAACATAACTGACCCATCTTTACCGTTACACGTTGTTCCCGTAGTTGATGTAGCCATATCAAAAGTTATTACATTATTAACAGTGTACGCACTTGTAAAAGTACAACCACCATTATCAGTAATATCTAAATTATAATCACCTGATGATAAATTATTAAATATCCAATTCGACTGATAAACCGTATTTGAAGTTTGATTACCTAATGAATCAGTTAAAGTGAATGTATATGGAGATGTACCCCCAAAAACAACAGGACTAATCGCACCGGATAAATCATTACAAGTCGAATTTGTAATATCAACAGAAATTGTTGACATACCTTTTGGTGTTAATAAACTTGTCGATGTTGTAAAAGTACATAACCCCGCATCTACGACTTGAATTGTAAATCCACCCGGACCTAATCCTGTAAACACAACACTTCTATCAAACGTAACATTTGTAACACCATTTGAACCTAAATAATAAAATGGTGGTGTACCATTAACAATTATAATCTCAATTTCACCATCTGCGGTAAAACAAGTTGGTTGTGTCAAGTATATCGCACCTAAGGCAACAGGAGATATCGTATATAATACCGCCGAATTACTTATCGAACAATTACTACTATCAGTTACAGTCACTGAATATGTACCTTCGGTTAGACCTGATATGTTATCAGTCGTAGCACCATTAGACCATAAATAAGTATACGGTGGTGTTCCGGTTAAACCCGTTACAAATATTTTACCAGAATTAACTGAACAACCAGCATCATCTACGGTATAAAGACCAAATGTTAAATTTGAAGAATTTTTAACAATCACACTCTCCGATTTTCCGGTACACCCACCACCATCATTAGCAATTACGTAATACGTTCCAACCGATAAATTGTCAAAAACATATGAATTATTTGCCGGATAAAATGTTGAGATTAATCCTGTAATATCATTATATAATGAAAAGACAGCGTTCCCATAAAAATTACTAGTAACCGCTGTTAATGAACCATTATTTGAATCACAGACCGTATTATTCACATTTGATATCGACACACAAGTACCACTAGATATATAAATGTTTGCCGGTATTATCGTATTAGTTGGAGAACAACTATCAAGAATGTTGAATGAGTATGTTCCCGCAGATAAATTTGTTACGGTATATGCTGTTACACCAGCCCCTAACGCAATGGTTGTGGCAGATGGTGATAACCACTGAATGGTGTAATCAGGAGCATCCCCAAAAACATTAATGGTAAATGAACCCGAGTTAATATTAGTACAATCTCCCGTTATACTAGCGTTATATGATAAAATACAAGACATTAATTAATTGTTAACAAGTTATTGTAAAGTTTATTCCTACATTTATAGTTATTGTTTCCTTCAATGAGATAGGAGAACAATTTGTGTTCCATATTCTAACAGTATAATCATCCTCATACTTGTAATCATACCCCAATGAAATTAGTTGTTGTAAACAGAAGTCCAAAGCATCGTTCCATTCAGATGCACAAGGCATAGCATCACTACAAAGTTGACTCGGTAATGGATTATAAAATCCTTGACCTTCAAAAAATGGATATTCAATAATATTAGTATCATTAATACTTATGTCAACAAACCAACTACTATTAATTGTTGAGTAATCACACACCCCATTTCTAATTGAGTTACTCTCTTCCCATTTACCTATAACCTTAGTAAATACCTCACTAAACCCAATATCGATACTCACACCCCAAGGATATCTATAACATAAAGTTGATTGGGCGGTACAGTCAAGTAAGTAAAGACTACCCGTAAATTTACAAGGTTTACAAAGTATTGGCACTAATTCACAACCTCTTTGTCTTCTCCAAACAAATTTTTGTCTGTGAAAAATAGAATTCTCTAATTTAATACCAGTATTCCAAATTGTTGTAGCAGGTATCATTTGTTCCACCAATCTAATCCAATAATCCCCCATACCTTCAACATATTCAATCATTGTTTTGTATGTGAAGTTATCGTTTGGAATACCAGCCAAAGATTCCGATTCTAAATAATTCCAATAGATTGATGATAACGTTGGATAACCACTCGTTCCACCATCTGTCGCAAATTGTCGATTTCTAACATTAATTGTGTTTTTCCAAAATGTTTGAGCAAATTCAAAAAAAGTTTCTTTTCTTGGTTGAGGATTAATAACAGTCGAATCAACACCACCCGTATGTGGATAAGACGATACCGGATTAGGGTCGCATCTCGTTGGTACAACATAACCTAAACCTTCATTAGCAATGGGGAAGTTATATTCTCTTGACATATACCAAACATCATAAGACAATCCTTGAGCGGGGTTTAAATATAAGTCAATATTTTTGACATTAATAACTAAATCTTCCGCACCAACATTATATAATGCGTCATACCCACCATCTAAATTACGTCTATCACCAATTTCAGTATCAACCCAAGTTTTGTTATTATCAATTGTTGTTCTTAAATTATAACCTAAATCAGTAAATGGGAATGATTTATAAACATTCAAATATTCCTGACCGTAAGTAAACGGTGATAATTTTGTTTGATAGTTAGGGTTTGACCCAGTGAAAACACTATTAGTTAAATCCGGTTGTTCCGGCGACCTATGTTTAGGTGTCGATTCAAACCAACCAGCACCCATCTGATAAAAATATGTTTCAGAATTAACTGGTGACACAGGATATCCACTATCACTAATTGGGTAGTCACCTTTACTTAAATCAACTTCTTGAAGAACCGATGTTGTTGTAAAACCTGAGTATTGATACCCTTGAATATTAAACGTATAACCCCCATCCAAAGTTGGCAATGTTTTAGAATATGTACCTCCCGATATATTCGCGTATTGAGAGTCAAATTCTGACATATTTATTTTTTGGTCCGCCAAACAAACATACTCATTAAACTCAACCAAAGCGTCCGGAGCACCAATCAACCTCATTAAAGTTTCTATCGATTTTCTTGTTCCTTTTGACTTAAATAAGTAAGCAGAATTAAGAACTAAATTCTTATAATATTGGTAATTTAACTCATCCGGTGTTTGAGATTGACCCACACCACTAAACGCAGATTTATCCACATTCGTTTGTCCGAATATTGACCCTAAAAAGTCATCATTACTGATTGGCGACATATTAGTGGACCACCCTAATGTTTGGGATAAATTCTTTAATAATTGTGAAGGAATATCATTACCAGTGTTATAATTCACCGAATTCATATACGCTAGTCCATTAATGAATTTTTTAGTTTCATCAAAACTTCTACCGTAAATTTGTAATATTTTTTCAATTTTTTGGTCGGATGTATCAAACTCTTTAAGAGAATCTGTCGTTAAAAATCTCGACACAAGATTTGTTTGATACCCATCAAAAGATACACTAACATTATTTAATGTTGTCAAATAAACCGTGAACGAATTTGTTAATATATCCAAATTCCAATTACCATATAACGGCCAAGTCACTAATTTATTTTGAATATAATAAGTCCCATCATCATTTTCATTTGGAACTTGGAAATTTGCCGTATAAACTGGCACAACATTTCTATTTAATAGAAATCTTTGAACCTCATCTAAATCTTCATTAAAAACTCTATTAACTTGGTAATCATTTGGCCTAACAACCAAATCGTCATAAATTTCTGTTTCACCTAAAAACACATCCCCTTTAAGATATATTCTAAGAGTACCCGATGTTAATGATGTTGTTGGGTCAATATGAACTACGTCATAACCAACACCACTATAATATAAAGAGTATTTAGCAAATTGTGTTGTCATATTTCTCAACGGTGAAACTTGAATTTCTCTTAATTCTAAATTTCTTGTAGAGTTAACCGTAAAATCAACATCAAATGGGTTTCTAATCCTTGAAACGTCTAAACTAATACCCGTCTCATTCGTAATTGGATTATAAGATATATTAAAGGCTGTAACACCTGTCAAATAATTCTCATCCATAAAAGTGACTTCTAAGGCTGCCGGGAATTTACTAATAATTATTTCAACGGATGTCGAAATTCTTTTAACCATTGACCCATATGACGTAAAATTAGTTACTTGTGTTAAATCAAAATTTGGATAAACTTTAAAGTTATTCTCAAAAATCGCTTTTGATTGCGCAACACTATTAACACCTAACCCTTCTAAATTAATTGGGTTTGAAAACGCACCCGTTGTAAAAGTTCGATTAGATTTTTCAGTAACACTTGTTGTAAATTCAAAATTACCCTGAGTCAAACCACCTCCAGCAACTAGTTGGAAACCAACTGAATTATCGGAGAATGTACCTGCACCGGATGCTGTCTGTGGTGGACACGTAAATTTTTCTATCGCCATTATTGAGTTATATTTGTAAAGTTTTTACTAAAATCTATGTTATTTCCTCTATCTTGTCTAACCTCATATAATAACTCATTAAATTGGTCTCTAATTTCATATAGGTTATACTGTTTGTAAATATTATAACTATTATCATAATATGTGTAGATACCATCATCCATAGATTTGGTTTGATTGCCATAAATACCAATCGCTAACGTTGAGAAGTCATGTTCCCCAATTTCAACATCCAAAGTAATTGGGTTGAAAAAGGTGTTAGTTATAATAACATTCTGATTTGGTTGTCCGATATACGGTGTTGCGTTCGGCTTATTTGTTGGTGCTGAAGATGGTGATAACGTACAGAATAATAAATTAGAGTTATTATCAGTATATTTATATCTTATCGCCTTTTGAGATGAATTGGTTAAGTTTTGAATAACCGGTTCACAAAAGAATGATGATGTAATGATTCTAAAAAAATTAGGTATTTTTGTTCCATCAGAATTTAGATACTCAATTCTAAACCCAACCAATCCTTGACTAACAAATTTATTTCTATAATTTGAGGGAACTTGATTTAAATCAAAAATTAACCCTTTAACATTAGGAAGAGAACTCAAAACACCACAATCTAATATCGTCGTTCTTATTTGAGCAGGTCTTATAAATAAAGTATAAATACCAATTTGATTAAATTGTTCTGCAGGAAGTTTTAAATTATATAAACCACCTAATATCTCAACACCTGAGTTACCCCCTGTATTATCATTATTGAAGTAAGGTTTTAAAATAGACAAGGCATCCAATTTTGTTAATACAAAATTATCTGTTTCATCTCTTGATGGTGTATAATTTAAAATTATCTCAACATCTTCCGGACTTACGTCAGCCGGTCTTATTGTTCCGTATGTTCCTGTACTCATTTTATATACTAGTATTTACATTAAAAAATTTATATCCGTATTTGACTAAATCACCTACGTTATCAACCTCACCTAATCTCTCAACTCTTTCAAGTGCTGAGTTCTTACCCCTCTCAATAAATATATTGGATTGCACTTCTGCCTCATCAATTATACCTAATAATAACTCATTTTTTATAATTGGTTCACAAACTACCATATCAGAGGTTAAACCCATAGATTTTACAACAAAAAGTGTGGTTCCATCAGGATAATCATAATAATCAATACCATTAATTGTATAGGAAGTTACTAAACCATCCGAACTTACCCCTTTATATGTACCAACCATTCCGGTATTCCCTGTTACCTCAATACCTGGTTTATATAACAGAGTCCCATATTGTTTTAAATCACTTAACGATGATGTAGTATAACCGGTAATTAAAAATGGAACAGTATTCACCGGGTTAAATAAATCAATATCATTTAACGTCGCCCCACAACTTGAATCACCACTAAATATATAATCATATGATAATAAGGTATTGGACCAATTACCACCCGCAGGTTGGAAATGAGCGATCCCTTTAACATTTGAGATTGTCACACCCGTAAATGGTGTTGTTACAGTTTTTGTTATTATATTTGTTCCCCAAGGACTCATACCCGACATAGTGATTGTATATGACGTAGCATTTGGATAATTATGAATTAATGTTGTCGATGTTACCGGTTCAACAACCCCATCCCCCCAATCAATAGTATATGTTGAAAATTCTAAATATTTTTTAAACTCAATATCGGATGTGTTATAAAAATAACACCTATTGGGGTTTAAACTATTACCTGAAAAAACAAAATTTAACATAGTATCCTGTTGTAACACCATACCATCAAATGTGGAATAATACCCAACATCAATCGTATTTTCTGTGAATAATATAGGTATCGTTAATCCGGTTAATAATGACGAACCATTAGTTCCACCAGACAATACTTCCGTCATTGATGAATAAACATAAGACGTACCCGTTAAATCGATTTTAAAGGTCTCTGCCGGTATTATACAACACTCATTAACTATTCCGGTTCCTGTTATGGAACCAGCGTTATAAGTGACTTTAAAAATGTCCCCATTAATAAATTCTGGCGATATTTTAATACGATAATCTCTTTCTGTCATATTACGGATTTATATATTCATACCATTTTATTGAACTTGTCGTTCCAACTCTTGTGTTTACATTATTAAAAACTTCATACGTTTTTTCCGTATAGTTTAATCTAACTTCATAGTAAAAAAAATCTTCCGGATTAAACCTGAATTTTGAAGGAATATCACTTTGAGGTGTGTTAGTCATTTTAACAAAAACTCCTAATCTTGCATCAAAGAATTTTGCCGTCATATAAAACTTACTAATATCCAAAAATTTCGTATTTCTTAACCAATACAAGAAGAACCCCTCTTTATCCCCAACATAATCTAACTTAAATGATGGTATTTTAATATCAACAGATGGTTTATATGAACTGGTCGATGCCGTTACAGTATATCCTTGTTGAACGGGTATTATTACAGTAAAATAATTGGTCTGTGTAATAGTGTCTTTACTATCATAAAAATCCAATTTAAAAAACGATTTGGTGAATGGTTTCACATAATAATATACTTCAATTGTCGTAAATCCTTCCGGAATATAACTAGTCACCCAAGCATTCGATGATGCCGTGGTAACTTGTGTTGACGGATTTGATGGAACACTCCCATTAACACTAAAAAAATGAAAATCATATTTAATGTCAGTTTTCGTATCATTATTATACGGTGAATGAGCAAATCTAAACACCTCGAAATCCCCAGGGAATCCAATAATATCCTCAACAACATTCTGTTGGTATTCCTCAACAGCATCATCCTGCCCAAGAATATCCCATTTAATCTCAATCGGTATATTGATATATTTGTCGTTACCTTTTGGTAAGGTAAATTTATAACTGTTATTATTCACAATCGTCATTTATTGGTTGAGCCGCTCCGTAAAGAGTCGAATAATTATGTAAACTACTTTCTATATAATTAGTTCCTTCCGGTATTATTCTAAAAATAAAATTCTCATATGGATAATGTTTTCCATTTAAAAATGGATAATCAACACCATTACCCCCACCGTCCTTAAAACCATAGGTATATAAATCTCTCCAAATAAACGAATTATAGGTTGTTGAGAAATATGAATAATCCGGAACATCCGCCATATTCTTAATACTACCTGTCTCAATATAGTCAGAATAATCTCTAATCATCATTCTATTGTGAGGTTGGTAATAATACCCCATTTGATTATTATTATCGTCCGTTGAGCTAATATCAAAAACATAACTGTTAAACGTAAATTTATGAGAAACATCACTAATTAATCTTTCCATTTGTTCGTAATCATTCCACTCATAAATTCCACCATCAACAACATCACCTTCTTTTAATGATTCCATATATTTAAAAACAATCGAACTAGCTGTTGCCGGTGTAAATGTTCCCAAAGGGTAAGGTAAATTATTTTCATCAACAAAATTGGACGGTGAGTTAGATGCACTCCACCAAGAACTAGGCGTTCCAAGAGGTGATAACGGTAAATTAAAACCGTACCCCTGTTTTAATCCAACATACACACCTTGATTATTTTTTGACCCAAGAGTCAACCCAAAATACCCTTTCCATATTGTTGTAACATATAAATCAGTTATCGGTCTCTTTTGGTTATCCCTTAATGGACTAACATCAATGTCTTTATTAAAAGATAAGGTATACGATTGAGCACCTTCTTTAATAGAAACTCTTTTAACATTATTAGGAGTATAAACAGAACTTTCAAATTTCTTTTTAGCTCCAAATATATTTTGCTCAAACCCCGCATTAACCATCACCGCATCATTAACATTAGTCAATAATTTATGTTGTAAAACATAATACTTAGACGTTGTATCACCAGGGTTTTCATAATTAATTATTCTTTTAAATGTTCCATTATACCCCGCAACAAATGAACTCGACGAATAACCAATATTGTAAATGTTAAAAACATATTCTTTTGTACCCGGCATACCATTACCTAACTCAAATACTTGATATGTCCCATCAATAATTGTCACCCCATCAACAACTATCTTAATCTTTGCAAATTCACTAACCGATAATCCGTGTTTAACCGGACATACAAACTGAACCACTTTATTACCATTCACAAATGTATTGTTTGATTTAATAACAAAAGGAATACCATCTGAAACTGTCCACTTTACCGACTGTAAATGCACCCCATCGTAATACTCTAAAACTTTATCATAGGAATTTTTATAAGGATAACTCATAAAAAAATTCCAATTATATGTTGAAGCACTTCTCGATACAAAATTAATATGATTGTTTGGTGGTTGAGTATAACCACTAACACTATAATCACTACGAACAAAATCAAACTCACTATATTGGGGGAAACCTTCCCACCAAACCGCGTCCGGAGTCGAATTGCATTGTAATAACAACGACTTAGTTTCATTTATGTAGTATAAGTTATTCTCTAATGGTGTGTAATTTGTTGTTCCCGTATACGCATTTTCATACAACAACTGAAACTTACAAACAGGCCTAAATGTTGTTGATTTTTGTCTTTCATCATCAAACACTTGTGCAAGATTAACATCAACACTCCTATCAAATTCTTGTAAATTTTTTGTATTTTGAACTAACGGTGTCGGTATCGATAAATCAGTATTGGTCGCCGTTTTATATCGTAATGAACCTAAAACAATTCTAATGTCATCCATCTTAATTTACTATATTACTTGTGTTTATCCATTTAGTTCTAAATCTATCAAACGATGACGCTCCTCGTCTTAAACCAAAGTAAAAATGGAAAGGAGCTCCCGCAGTCACTAATTGGGGACTAATCGGATTATTATCCCAATTACCTGAGCTAGCTGTAATATCAACCGAACTACTACTCGTTGTAACCGCATATATATACCCTTTTTGATATTGTGTTTGGGTACTACCATCAGTTCTGAAGTATCTCGAATCTTGCTCTAATCTATCTAATGATTGATATTTTTTTGAAAAAATGGTCTTACCATTAACCGAATAATCCCAATTATTTGATTGTAATCCAAATATATAATCAGTATCTTTAATTAACCATTGAGAGATTGGAACTCTTTGTGAATACACCGGGAAATTATTAAAAGTACAATTACTCGTTGACGTTCCCGAAGGATTTATAATAGTTCTTTTTGGTGTAATATAATCTCTCAATTGAGTGTCTGATGAAAAGAAAATACCCAAGACATTATCACAATCAAAAAAGATTGGATTTTGTTTTAATGGGTCAGGATTATCAGGGTAATTTCCAGATAAGAAAGGAGCAACACCCAATTCCGAGTTAATCGATATTAATTGAGCATAATCAGCATCAATTTGAAAATTAGTTCCACCAATACCAGCGTCACTTCGGTCATTAGAAAAATACGTTAAAATATTAAGAGAACCCATCAACGATTTTAAAGCCGTACTACTAATAAAACGACTAACAATAAATAAATTAAGGATATCATCAACAGTCCCAAAAGACGACGAATCTAATTTATTCACAACATATCCATCATATTCATCTGACATAACGATTTCTTGTATATAATCCGTTCTCGGACCTAAATCCATAATAGTTGTAGGAAAACCAATATTACCATTTGAATTTGTTTCAAATTCATTTGTTGTGGTATTATATGGTACTCCTCGATAATAGAAATTCTTTGATTGAGCATGATATTTAATTGTTTCCGAACAATAAGACATTATTGGTTGATTTGGTGTGTCAGACGTTGGAGATGTATAACCTTTAACCTCATTTTTAAATGGAAACGCATATAATACCCCATTAACCCAATTATTAACAAATCGATGAGAAAACACATTTCGACACGCACCTAACATTACCATATTTCGAGCAATCCATTCAAACATTAAAAGCCAATCATTCCCTAACGATAAAAATATTGTTGTAACGAATCTATAACACCCATATTCAAATATAGTCTCACCCAAATATTCTTGACAAGAATGACTTTTAATATCAATTGTACCATTAGATGTTCCCGGAGTTCTTTTACAACCATAACATTCTAAATTAACAGAACCATTACACGTAAACGAATCAAACACTTTGGTAATACCTGTTGAACCTTGTAAATCCTGATAAACATAAGTTAAATCACCTGAACTAGCACTACCTGTTGAACCTTGACTACTACTAATATTTAAAACACCATCTTCCGGAATTAAATATATTTGAAATTTACTATTTTTTTGTAATACCATACCATTACAACAATATTCCTCAACATTTGTTGATGTTGGTAATCTATCACCTCTCATAATAATTTGATTACCACTCGAACCTGATGAGAAATTTAAAGTATTCCCTGTTGTATCATATATTGGACTAAAATAATTTGATGTTATATAAAAATAATAAACATCACCGCTTTTTATACCTCTGGTATTATAGTTATAATAAAACTGAACACCAATAGGTGGTTCTCCGGTTTCCCAACAACCAATATTAAGATTAGTATACATAATTGGCCCACCTTCAATTACCTCATTTGGGAAATACCCTTGATTATAACCTGTATTCGCTGAATAAGGACGTGACCCATCTAAATGATTACTTAAATAAGAACTATTATTAACATAGGTTTGATAAATTCGACAACTAAATCGATTATTTGAATTAACTGTAATCCCTGTCGTTGGATTAACCGTAACTACATTACCAGTATTTAAGTTTGTCACATTAATAACATTACTCCCCCCACATTGTGGTTGAAAATTAACAGAGTTTTTATCCATACTAGAATAATAACTAATTAAATTTGAATTAAATGCGGAATAACCGGAATTTAACACTCCATTAGGGGTTACAACTGGTTGACCTCCTGTATATCCCGTAGTTGGACCTGTAATTGTCTGAATTTGGGGTTTATATGAAAATGAATTAAAATATAATTTTTGATTTACACCATTATAAGTATCTATCCCAACATTACTACCCGCAGTTATTGTGGTAGAACCACTTATAATTATTGATTGAGGATAATTAGTACTTTTATGACTAATATTTAAAAATGAGCCCTGAATTGGTATATTCATATGATACCAACCTGTAACTATTTTACTTGAATAATCATTATTACCAAATAATTTACCTAAACCATATGATATAGGAACTTTGGGCGTGTAAGGGTCAACACCTCGATTTAGAATAACAACACAAAGATTATTATGGTCTTCAATAAAATCAAGTGGTTGGAAGGAATTGTTATATTCGGGAGAACCGTAAAAACAATAACCACCATATCCAGATTCCCCCATTAAAGTAGTATTACTAAGAAATCGATTATTTAATGAATCATACCCTAAATCCCCACTACATTGTCCACTAAATTGATTGTAAGTCATTGCGGTAATTACTTGAAAATATTCAATATCCGTTGGGAACTTATGATAATTATTGACAGTATCCGCAGTAATATTAACGGAAGAATACGTTTTTGTTAAATTCCCCATTCCATTAGTGTTAGCATAAGTTACGGTTACATTAGTTGAACCTGTTGATGTTACACCGGTAATTGAATTATTACCATATATGTTAGTTATCCCTCCCGTAAGATTAATGTCTTTACTAATTGTTGGGTCTTGAAACGATATTAATTGACCTGAACTTAAATTTTGAATCGTTGATTTATCACAAATTATAACCATTGTATTATCCGTATGATAAGATTGTTGCCCCGGTTGAAAATTAACCGAAATTTGGTTTACCCCACCACCCGGATTAGTTGTACCACCATTAAAATATTTTGCCTTAACATTAAATAAATTAACTCTGTCGGCCAACGGTAAACTTGTGGTGTAAATCCATCTATCCTCAACAGAAGGTTCCCCATTAGCCTCACTACTAACAACATACTGCATATAAGGAGCACCAATATTATTTGACGCATATTGACCATCATAAATAATACCTGTTAAATTTTGTTGATAAACAATAGCTTTTTCCGATGGAAATCCATTAGGGACATCCGGAGTACGAGTTGGGATTTGAAATGTTGACGATTGGAATAAAGTCGATATACCAGGAGATAAACTTATCGAGGTTATTTTAGTATCTGAGATTATTGACACACACGGAACTAATTTATTACCCGTATTTACATCTGTATTTCCTACGGCATCACCAACATTCTCATTTGTACTAGAATCAGGACTACAAGAACATAATTCACAATCCGGATATGTTAAAATAGGAACCTTAACACCCGATAGATTCAACTTAAAAAATAAGATAATCACAAGAACAATAAATGCCGCCAATAATAAATAAGCCAAACCGGCCAAGAAAATACCAGCGCTAAACACAACACCAAAACCATAACTAAAAGCACCAATACAAGTATTAACACCAATTATACCATAATAAAGAGCTAAACCTGGTAACAATACTGTCCTTAAAATCCAAACAGCAAAATATAAAATGTGCATCACCAATATTAACGCAAAAAACACAGGTGTTAATATAATACTAAAAAACATAAAAATGATATATAAAATATCAAATCTAAAATTTCCGTCATTTGTTGGGAATCTATTATTAAGACCCGAACAAGTATCATCTAATATATTTTTAATACCAATATATCTTTCCATTCCGGAACCACTTGTTGTTCCGTTAATAAATTGAGAAACCGTATAAACTTTATTATATTGCATCATATAAAATCTATCTTCACAATCAATCGCTTCTCTAATTATTTTTTGAGATAAAACATTATTAACATCACCAGGTGTAGCACCTGTATAGGCATAATCAGACCAATCAGTACTAAACGAATAGGATTCATCAATATTAGGTGAAATATATTCTTTAATATTTGGAACTAAAAAATACCCACGTCTTGTCGACTCACTTAATGATGGTGATTGAGACCATTTAATTTTAAACCTATATTTACCTTTTGTTGGTATACCCTTTTCAGGGTCATTAGATAATACTTGTTCCCCAAACTCATTCGTTATATAATAATCCATATTCATAGGAACATCGATTAACCACGTACCGTTTTCATCAATAACCTTACCACCACCTTCTAAACTAAAATTTTCTAAAATTGGTCTACCACTCGAATCTTGTTGAATTGTCTGTCTAATTGCTAATATATCCCCCGGACCAACGGTTAAATTACATAAATGTCCCGACGAACTTGTTGGACGACATCCTGTTGAAAGGGAACTACTATTTGGTCCCGATATGATAGACCCCATAAAAATAGATGTTGGTCGAATATCGACATTCGAGTCACTACTTAAATCAAAATCTGTTCTTGTAATACCTAAATTACAAATTTCAGGTTGACCCCATAACGGTTCCACTTCAATAGATTTATTAAGATTAATAATTTGAGGTAACTCACGTAAATTGTTTGATGATTTAAAATTAGTTCCCGCCACTTGTGATTCAGTAGCAATACCCATTCTAATTAAATCCTGAGGTGATAATGAGAATTCCCCAATATCTGATAAATCAACGTCCATTACGATAGTATGAGACCCCACCGGAACCCCAAATATCATATAATCACCACTATCATTAGTAATTGTATTATATTTGTAATATTTGTCGTAAACCTCAATTAATGTTGGGTCAGTTAAAACATCCTTTCTAGTAAAGAAAGTTCCTGTCGGAACGTGAGCACTATATGATTTAACATAAGGTAATAAGTTATATCTATAACCATCATCATTAATATCTAATAATGTTTTATACGGATATAATTCAGAGATAATTGGATTTGTTTGGTCTTGACTATCAATGGGAATAAAAATAGACACCTTAGCATTTGGAATACCAAATCCATTATTTACACTAACACGACCAACAATGACACCGTAATCGGCACATTGTCTTGTGTAGATATCAGTTTGTAATATTTTTAAGGATAGAATTTCTAAATGCTCGAATTCTTGTTCGATTAATACCTTCAAAGAAGTATCCACACCGACCTTCGTTCTTATTCTATATGATTTTGACATTTTTTATCTTTTTTAATAAATAGTTTATACACTATTTTTAAAAGATAATTCATTATTATTAAAAATAAATTATTATGAGAAGTTAACAGTTTTTAAGTTTTTAACCCTAATATTGATATCTTTGTTTGGATATTTGATTTGATAAGTTTGATTTGGTTCCGCAAAAATTGTATCATCAATCAATTCTATTTGATGTGTCGTACTATCTAAATATCGTTGAGATGTTTGAGATGATGAATATTGACCCCCAACTTGGTTGAATACTTGGATATCTGATAATGAAATTACACCATTTTCACTTTGTATCAACCTTCTTAATTCAGAAATATTAACATTCTCACCCATTTGTCTATTTGTTGGGTCAAAATACTCTGATACAATCGTAATAATTTGAGAAATAACTGTCCCTTGGTTTTGAGTATTATCTAAAACAACATCAATATTAAAACTTAAATCAATAACATTAGCACTTTGGATAGAAACATAATCATTTATCATACGATAGTTTGATAAATAATTTGCAACATTATTTTTTAATGTATTTGAAATTACTTCCGTTAATCTACCAGTTTCATCATAAGATAACATTTGAACTATTATCTTATTATTATTTTCTGTAATCGATACCTTAGCCGGAGCTCCAAATTGTGACGGCATTGTTCTAATTATTGACTCATAATCATTCACGGTAACAGCTCTCTTTTGTGATGAAAAATTATACGAAACTAAATTTCTAACTTCTTCTGTTGTTGGGAAACTAGCCCCACCAATCGCCGCAGTTACATTCGTACATCTTAATGAATTTACGACAGTTGTATTAACACTATCCGAAGGTCCATTAACAAAGAATGAAACTGTGCCTATTTGAGTAATAGCATTTACCCCAATATTACTACCAACACCACCACCTACTCTATATTGTATGAATAATGTTGTGTTTGGTTTTAATGTACTACCTAATGCTAAATTATTTGAATATTTATATAAATTTAATTGAAATCCGTCTCTCGCAAATTCTCTTAACTGTTCGTCCGCCGATTGTGAACCACCACCAAAAGTAATTTTTAAAAAACCCTCAGGTGTAAATTCAGTTATAAATTTAGTACTAGTCTGAATATACTTACCAACTTTAATCCCCGGAGAATCCGATACTTTTGTCGGGTCTTCAACAAATACTCTATCTTCCGCCAAAGCATCTACTTCGTACCATCTATTATTTAACCCTAAAAATTCTTGTGCTGACGGAATATTAGTATATTGAGTACTATCTTTTAGTAAAACGCTAGTAATCCCTAAAACATTCTTATCCGGTAAAAATAATTCGTAAAAAGGTTTAACATCATTTGGTGTTATTACTTTTTTAAACACTTTTGTCGTTCCATTAACAACAGTTTCTCGTTTAGTGATAGTATAATTTAATAATTTGTTATTTGAATCAAAATTAGGTATTTTTAATCTATTAGGGTAACCCTCAGCGTTGATTGGTGAAGCAAAATCAATATCGTAAACTGTTTCAAATACTTGTCCCGCACCATTAACCTGCGAACCTCTCCTTAAAATACCACAATACCTTAAATCTTCTTTATCACCATAAGCCGGAACTGTAATTGAGAAATCAACCAAAGCCACCGATGGTCTCATCCCCGGAACTTTCAAACCGTAGGTTTTTGCAATATTAAAAACAGACGACCTTTGTTGGGCAAATTGTAGGACCGTTTCTTGAATACTTCTATCAATGTTAAATTGTAAATTATCCGTTACTGCAGCATTTAAATCTAATAATACCGAAAAAACTGACGCATCATTAAAGTTTTGAATCGTATCAGGATAATACGTTTTAGTAAAGTTAATTAACTCTGTTCTAATTGATTGGAAATCCCTTGTAGTATAGGAAATTTTCTTATTTGCCATAATTTTATATATTAATTATTACAAAGTCACTACTATTAAACACATCATTATTGATGGTGTAATCAATCTTAACTTTTGCTGTATGTTCTTTATCCGACATATTTGGTACACGAAATATTCTTTCATCATTATCATTAATGTAACTACCCTTATCTTCATCACCATCTGAGGCCGCCTGAATACTAATGTTAGTTATTGTTATTCCGGGTAAATATGTTCCCGCAGATTCTCTTATTTCCGATTCTATTTCAGAAAATGTTGGACCATCCAAAGGTTCAAAAATAAATTCATATAACCTTGTACCAAAATCAGGTAAATAATATCTACTACCTTTTTTAGATAATAAAAGGTGTATTAAATTAGACCTAATCTCTTGGTCGTTATAATCCGATAAATCTAAATATTTTCCATCAAAAGAATCTCTGAACGGAAAAGTTAAACCATATGTTGTTCCATCTGCCATAACAATAAATATAGTGTCGTCACTATTTTTTATAAATACCCCAAAATAAAAAATCACGACCGAAGTCGTGATTATTATTTTAATTCAATTAAGAACCACATCCAAAACACTCAAATTCCGTGTCAGTTGGTTTTGTTGTTAAATCAACAGTTGGTTTTTCTATCGTCTTAGGTTGTTGAACTTTTGTAATATCAACAGCCAAGTGTTTTGCTCCGGTTGATATCGCCTTTGTTCTAACATAATAACAAAGAGTTTTCAATCCTTTACCCCAAGAATGGAAGTGTGAAGATGAAATTTTTGATAATGTTGGTTCAGACATATAGATATTCATCGATTGTGATTGGTCTATAAATGGTGCTCTGTCTGCCGCCATATCAATAAGTTCTCTTTGAGATATCTCCCAAATTGTTTTATATTTTGGGATTAAATGCTCAATTCTTTTAACCTTTTTGTTGTAATTTTTATCTTCCGGGTCTAAATAATGATTAAAGTTAATGTTCTGAACAGAACCTTCATTCATAATAATTTCATTTTTCAAATCCTCACACCAAACACCTAACTTTTCAAAATCGTTAATTAAGTACTTGTTTACGATTAAAATTTCTCCACCAACAACACGACGATTAAATAATGCCGAGTGAGCTGGCTCAGTCATTTCAAATGAACCTGTAATCTTAGCTGAAGATGCTACCGGCATCTGAGCCGTTAATAATGAGTTACAAACCCCGTGGTTGGATACTTCTAACTTAAGTGAGTCCCAATCCCACATTTTACCTAATCCTTTGTAATCTAATCCCCACATATCAAATTGGAATATACCTTTTGACATTGGCGAACCTTTAAAGAATTTATATGGTTTGTATTCCCCTGATTTACATAATTCCATACTTTCAGTGATTGCAGCAAAATAGATAGTTTCAAAAATCTCTTTATTTAACGTTTTCGCTTCTTCTGACGTGAAGATATAATCCATTAAGTAGAAGACATCAGCAAGACCTTGTGTTCCGATGGCAATTGCTCTTTGTTCCAACCCACCTTTTCTTCCTTGTTCGGTTGAATAACTATTGATGTCGACAACTTTGTTAAGAGCTCTCACAACTTTTCTAACCTCACTATAAAGTAATTTGAAATCAAACTCTCCTTTTATTATGAAGTTTTTTAATACCATAGATGATAACGTGCAGATTGCTGTGGTGTCCTCATCAGTATATTGGTAAATCTCATTACATAGGTTAGATTGTTTAATCACCCCGATGTTTTGATGGTTTGTCTTTCTGTTAGCACTATCCTTAGAACATAAGTAAGGAACTCCGGTCTCAACCTGTGATTCAATAATTTTATTCCAAATTGTTTGAGCCTTTACTTTTTTACCAAGTCCAAGTTCAACCGCTTTGTTATAATTTGATTCGTACTCATCTCCGTAAGCCTCTTGTAATGGTTTGATACCCGCTTTAATAATGTCATTTGGACAGAATAAATACCAATCATCGTTGTTCTTAACCGCATTCATAAAGTTGTCCGGTAACCAAATTGAGGTAAATAAATCTTTTGCTCTCAATTCCTCGGCACCTGTATTCTTTTTGATTTCAAGTAAGTCTATAATGTCTTTATGCCAAGGTTCAATATAGATAGCCGCACTACCTGGTCTTCTTCCTTGTTGGTTAAAGAAACGTAATCCTTCATTAACAATCTTTAAGTATTTCAATAAACCACCAGCAAATCCTCCTGATGAGTTAATACGACTCTCTTTACTACGAACATTAGACATACATAATCCAATTCCCGCAGCATCTGATGAATACGTGGAAATATCATTAAATGTTTGTAATAACCCTTCTCTTGAATCCCCATTATTGTATTTCAAGACACAAGACGCTAGTTGAGGTGTTTTAGTTCCCGCATTAATCATAATTGGTGTCGCCGGAGAAATAAGTTGATTTGATAATGAATTATAGTATTCAACAGCCTCCTCAAATGATTTAGTCACCCATAGAGCCACTCTCATATACATATGTTGAGGTCTCTCAATTACCACGCCTTTCGGAGTTTTCAATAAATACATTTCCTGTAATGATTTCCACGCAAAATAATCAAAATTGTAATCATTCTCGTGATTTATTACAGAATCAATATCCCCCCAACCAT